TGCTCCAGCGCCTACGATCCAGAATATCTTCTTGACCACAGAACGACCCACTTCTTCATAGATTTTCTTGAAAGCAACCTCAGCAGCCTTTTCTGCAATATGGTTGATTTGCTCATCAGTAAGTTGAACCTTTTCCACTTCTAGCTCCGTTATTGGTTGATATTCGCCAATCTCGCCAAATTCACCTGCTACCGCCCTGTTAAATAACTCTCTACCGTAATCTTCTGGATCATCTGCTCTAGCGGTAAATGGTAACTTCTGACCGCTAATAGTTACAAACATATCAATTCCAGTGTGTTCTGCGTTAGCCCATTTCATTAGCTAATCCGTAGGAATAAAGTAATTCTTGTCCTAGAAGAACCAGAAGAACTATTAACACGACCCATAGCCCTCCAAGTACCAGATAATGTAGAAGAACCTCTAGTTGCATCCATGCCAGCTTGTGCATCCGCTGTTACAGCACTTAAAGCTACATGACCAGCAGGAGAAATATCCGATCCTGCATAAGTGCTTCCTTCAGTTACAGAAGTGTTATAAATATATCCAAGAACATAAGTACCAACAGCACCATACGATAGAGCAGCAATCTTTGCGCCAATGTCTAAAGTAACTGCACCAGTAGAGCCATCTACAGACGTAACACCAGTGTTAGTAATCGTAGGATTGCCTGATACACCATTGCCATTAGTTACCGATATACCAGTACCAGCAGTAATCGTTCTAGCTGTAGTCGTAGCCGATGCAGTACGAACCACTACCCCGTTAGCGCCGGGATCAGCAAGTCGCGTAGAACCACCTACCGCAGTATCAACATAAGCAGTCGTAGCTACCTTAGTCGTATTGTCATTAGGAGACTGAGTAGTAGCTGTAGCAGTTGCTCCTAAAGCCACAGTCGAGCTAAATACAGCAGCACCAGAGCATGTAAACGCGCCGCCTACTGTAAAACCATCTCCATCAGTACCACTTTGCATATCTTTTAACTGAGCCATTAACTCACGGATTGCATTATTGATACCAGATGGAGCACAGCCTTCAGCAATGTTAATACCACCAATATCGGTATTGTTTGACGCTGTTGAACTGTATTCAGATACTTTGTTCTTTGGCATGATGCACCTATTGAGTTAATTCAAGCAAACCGGGAACTGCAAACGGGCCAGCAGCCCTAGCTCTTTGAACAGCCTCAGTAAATGAAGCAGGACGAGGAGCAAACATTAGACGTTCACCGATACCAAAATAAGGCAATGTGGCAAGGCCAGTTAATGCAGCCATACGAGGATCAATCATCGATGCCCCACCAGCAGCCAACGCAGCAGTCATTCCTCTGCCAGCAGTCCCACTATCAGGAACCTTAGTCCCTAGAACGCTTACACCAGTACCAGACAATTCTTGCATCGGAGCAGCACCACGGGCAAAAGCCCCTTTACGAACAGACCTATCAGCCTGACGAACAGAAGCCTCTAATTGAGCAGGAGTAAAGATTCCTTCCTCTCCGCGAGTCTTAGCCACAGCCGTTTGAACTCGTACAAAATCACGATAAGCCGAATCAGCCTTCTGCAAGTCTTTAGCAACAGCAGGATTCTGGTTCTTCATCAGGTTCATATACAACCCCTGAAGATCACGATAAGCACTGCCTAGTAACTTATTAGCTCCAGTTTCCTGAGAATAAGCAGCAGCCATATCAGCCAAATCTTGCTTGATAGCTTGTGCTCTACGACCATTCATTACCTGAGTAGTAGAAAAATCAGCCTTCAAACCATCCACATAAGACTCAAAACCTTTTCTCAAATCTTCAGGCAACTTAGTGCCAGAGTATCTTTTCTTAATTGCATCAAAAGACTGCTCAACGCGAGGCGTATAAGTAATTTGTAGTTTTGGAACAACAGTGTCATATTGATTACGAATCTGTTGCTCAACAAAATTAAAAGCATCTCTACCTACAAGATTCGCTGGAACCTTTAGTTTAGGATCAAGATTGCTTAAAACCTTGTTATATGCCGCAGTATTAAATTTCTCAAACTGTTGCTCTCTTGCACCAGTAACAATACGTCCTAGAATAGGGATACTTTCTGTAGACTGCTCTAGCTGCTGAATACGTCCACCAAACGCAGCGCCCGGAGTCAACGGAATACCTTGCTCTCTTAATGCAACCGCTTCAGGACGCACATTAGGGGCTAGAAGCCTTCCAGCGCCACTAACGCCACTGGTAAATAAACCTCCCATTAAGCTGCCTTTAACGGCCTCCTCTGGCGCTTGTTCCATCGTAGGAGCCATGCCTACACCAGTAGCCGCACCCATTCCTGTACCAAGAAGCACATCGCCTAAAAAACCTAATCCTCTAGTTATTGGTTGGGCAACAGTGGCAACAGGCATAGCTAATGCACCGCTAACTTCAGAAGCTAAAGCACGACCCGGCATTTCTTGACGAAACTGACCTTGTTGCGCCCTTAGTTGATCTCGAATCTTTGTATATTCTTCACCGCTAATAGCTCCAGAACGAACAGCAGCCTCTAGCTCATCAGCGAAGTTAAACGTAGCACCACTAGCAATAGACCTAGCAATTTCAGCAGCAGGAGAGTAAGGAACAGGAGCTACCGCAGAAGGTTGGGCTTGTGTAGTCATGCCGCGAGCCTCAGCCATAGCCTCTAAACCCTTAGTAGAAACCTTATCCCATTGACCCTGACGAGCATACTCTAGGTCTTTAGTTGATACTTTGGAAAGATCCATTATTTCTTTCCTTTCCTACGCTCAAGCTCTTGTTTGATTGCAGCATCAATATCAAATGCAGGACGCTCTTGAGGAGCGGCACGACCAGCTTTAATCTGTGCAGACTCAAGCAACTTGTTAAGACGATTAGCCTTGTCTTTAATCGTACCCGGCTTATCACCCAATTGAGGAAAATAAGACTTTTGATAGTTTTCTAATTGCTCTCTGGTATAAGCAGCACCAGTTCCCAATGTAAGAGCAGCATCAAGCAACTCTAGTTGTGCTGCTTCAACTTGCTGACGAGTCTCTGGATTAGCAAGATTCTTAAGGTAGTCAGAGCCAGTAAGCAATTTAACTGCTTCAGCGCCAATATTCGGAGAAGCCGCAGATGGAGCTTGTCCAGTAACAGCTTTAAGTTGAGACAAAGAGCCTTGCAAACGACTCGTAAGGAATCCAGCAGTACGCTCAGATTCAGTAGGCATATTAATAGTAGTTGCACCAGCTTTCTTCTCAGTAATACGCATCTCATACAACTTATTCTCAAGTTGCATTAATTCAATAGGATTAAGACTTTCAATTGCCCTGCCTTCAAACATACCAGCAGCAACGCGACGATCCTGATTAGTGTAGTCTTGCTTTTTAGTTACATACTCTACTGCGTCTTTTCCAATAGCATCAACACGGTTAGCAAGTTCTTTAGGATCAATCTCACCTGCTTCTGCCAATTGTTTTAAGTTTAAAACTCGCTGTTTAAAGACAGAAGGAACAGTTGATTCAATAGCAGACCAGTCATACCCTTCAACAGCAGAACGACCTAACTCTGTATTAATGGTCTTTAAACTCTCACGGGCAGCAGCGACAATCTCCTGAGCACGTTTATTTGCAATAAATTCAGGAGCAGAATAAACATTAATTGTGTTTACAAGCTGATCTCTTTGCGCGACAAGTTGTTGCCCTCGGCCAGCAGGAGCAGTTACAGTTACAGGAGCACCAGCAGACTGCGCTTGCTGGATATATTGAGAAGCAATGTCCTGAGAATCAGCGGGTGCTGCTTGCGGTGCTGTTGCTTGCGGCTGCGCTGTAGTAGTAGTCTTTAGTTTCTGCGCTGCAACATCAAGAGGCAATGTTTCTGAATATAATTTCAGAGCCTCAGATGGGTTAGCCCTGATATAAGCAACCTTTAACGGATCGCTAGAAATACGAGGGTCTTTTATAAGCGCATCAACAGCTTGTTGTGCTTGAGTCAATCTAGCTGATTCAAGACGCGCTTGAGCCAACTTCTGAGCATTAGCCATCTGCTCAATACCAGCTTGATAAGCCTGTCCAGACGTACCATAACCAGCAGCTAGAGCGCCTAGAACATTCTGAAGTGCAGAACGTCTTGGGCCTTGTCTGCTCATACCAGTAGCCAATGTAGCAGCAGCGCCTAGTAGGCCAGCAATGTTAGACCTTTGGGACAATGCAGCAGCATCCTCAGCACCTAGCAAACCCTCATACATAGGGTTACTAGCGGCAAAGACGTTAGGAATGTAATCAGAAATAGCCATGCTTCACCTATATAAGCGAAGGAGTTGCAGGACGAATAACGGTCTGCTGCTGAGGACTTAAAAGACTCATGT